GAGAATGCTATTGCAAAAGGACTCCGCATAGCTGGGCCTGGCGATTTGGAAAAGCCAGATGAAAGTGTTCTTTTCCTGCCATACTGGCTTCTAAATAGAGATGAAATGCTTTCTATGATTCTTGATCGCAGCGATCAAAATGCTCCGAACCAAGCGTCTCGTTTTACGTCGCATGTTAGAAAGCTTAAGCAGAAGACACTTACTGAAGCTAAAAAAAATAATGTAGAAAAAACTTTTACAGTGGACTCACCAATTCCTTATGAATTGAAGGATTTATTGAGAGAGTTGAATGCTGATAACACCCGAAAGGGAATTGGATCGAGTGGAAGAGAAGTAAAAGGAGACTGGGAGGATAAACTGACTCGATTTATTTCTAGGCTTGAAGCTAAAACAGAAGATCGTCGTTATGGCTTTATGTTTCAGCCCCCAGAGGGGGCGCAGTCATATGATTGGTTAGCGAAACAATTAATTAAGCTGTTAACCTCAAAAGAAGGCGATGGCATTAAGATTATAGATTTTTCGGAAGTGCCAACAGATGTTTTACCTGTTGTTACCGGCACTTTAGCTAGATTACTTTATGATGTACAGTTTTGGATGTCAGCTAATCAAAGAACGCCAGTAAGTTTACTGTGTGATGAGGCACACTTATATTTGCCGGTTAAAGATGATGCTGATGCCGTGCAGAGGCAAGCATTAGGTTCTTTTGAAAGGATTGCAAAAGAAGGAAGAAAGTATGGCTTTTCAATTGTAGTGGTGAGTCAAAGACCTTCAGATGTAAGTCGTACAATCTTGAGCCAGTGCAATAATTTCTTAGCATTACGCCTCACCAATGAGACAGATCAAGGTGTAATAAAACGATTGGTTCCAGATTCTTTATCTGGGCTTACTGATTACCTGCCACTGTTAGAGTCTGGTGAAGCAATTTTATTGGGTGATGCAGTGCTTCTACCAACCAGAATAAAATTAGATAAGCCTAGAATCGCTCCCAATAGTGCAACAAGAGATTTTTGGAGAGAATGGGGAACTTCACAACCTGATGTCAAAGCAATTGAAACTGCTATAGAAGCTTTAAGGAGCCAAACTCGAGCTGTGGACGGGTGATTAAGTTCTATAATGATATGCCTCAGCCTCACGCCGCCGAACCAATCCGCGTAGTTTCCTACCACCAGCCCAGACCCATTTCATAAATTCGGCTGGTGCAGCTTCATGCTCCTCTCGGTTTACCTTGCGGCGCAGAGTGGAGCGCTGCAAAGCGCCACCGCCCAGATTGAATGTGAAGGATACTAGCGCATCGAATTGACCATCGGTAAGCGGCACTTTGATTAACCTGCATACGGCTTGTTCTGCCAGCAGTACGTCCTTTATCAGCAACGCTACTCCTGCTGCTTCGGAAATGCCGTTTTTAAACATTTCAGCTTCGCCTGGCAGCAATAAATGACCGTAGCCTATTGTTGGTAGGCCTGCGGCATCCAGATAAATTTCCGGCTCAAATCCTTCAAAGCATTTGATAAGATTCAATCCTTTTTGTGTGATATGACGCATAGCACTTTTCCTAGATTTTGATTGTGGTTTTGTAGAATTTTTAATATTGTCGTTCGTAATTAAAGGAATAAATTATGACTAAAAAACTTGGTAAATTAGAGCGCGTGGAACTACGCGACGTTTGGGCTACTGAAGATAGGGATTTTACGCCTTGGCTTGCCCGTGAGGAGCACCTCGAACTGCTTGCAGAAACCATCGGCATGGAGCTTGAACTGGAAGCGCAGGAAAAGGACGTAGGACCATTCCGCGCAGATATTCTATGCAAGAGCATGGTAGATGACTCATGGGTGCTGATTGAAAATCAGATTGAACGCACCGACCATAGGCATTTAGGTCAGCTATTGACCTATGCTGCAGGCTTGCAGGCAGTAAACATAGTATGGGTAGCTTCCAGATTTACGGAAGAGCACCGCGCTACACTGGATTGGCTCAATAAAATCACCGATGAGAATTTCCGCTTTTTCGGTCTTGAGGTCGAATTATGGCGTATTGATGATTCTCTGGCCGCACCTAAATTTAACATTATTTCTAAGCCTAACAACTGGACAAAAACCGTGGCTCAGGCGGCTCATCGTATTAGCCAAGAAGGCGTCAGTGAAACCAAAGAACTGCAATATCGCTATTGGGAACAGCTGATTAATTTCCTTCAGGACTCCCGCTCAAAATTGCGTCCGCAGAACCCACGACCACGCAACTGGCAGATTTTCAGTATCGGGCGAAGCGGCACATGTATTTCTGCTACTATTAATACGCGAGAGAACCGTATTGGCGTTGAGCTTTATTTATCACACCCCACACACTCCAAAGCATTCTTCCATCTACTGATGCAGGATAAGGAGCGGATTGAGCGGGAACTAGGGAAGCCTCTTGAATGGCAGGAACTTCCGGAGAAAACAGCATCTCGTATTGCAATTTATAATCCGGTCAATGCTACCGATGAATCGGCGTGGCCAACTCAGCATGAATGGTTAAAAGAGACAATAGAAGCATTTGATCGTGTATTTAGGCAAAGGGTTAAAAGACTGAATCCCGGTGAGTGGCAAGACTCTGAAGCCGCCTAGTTTTTCTCCAGCGTAGCAATCACCTTCAGCTTCTTGCTGCCATATTCAAATGTTCCCCACCATTGCTCTTGCCCTGAAATTTTGCGGCGTTCAATCATGAGTGTGAAGCGGTTCACGCCGGTTATTTTTGCCGAGGCAAAATCTTCTAATTCAAACCATGATTTGCGTGCAGGCGTGGTTGCCATCTTCTTGACCGTGTTGGCATAAATATCCAGCAGATTCTCGATTTCATTATCGGTGCATCTGTCGTTTTGGATATCTTCAATCATGGCTTTGTAAAATAATTTGCTCATTGTTTTTTCCTTTGTTTTGGTTGGTTTTGGTATGTACAGTAACGCTTCTTCTGCGAAGTTAATCAACTGAATAAGAAGGAATAACCGACTATTTTCCCTGTCGTAACTTACTCATGGCACGCTGGCCGAAATAGAAGCTGATAATGCCTGCAAAAATGGCCTGATCTTCGGGAGTCCATAGCAACCAAGGCAGATCAGCGAAGAATTGCATCAACTTCACCAACGTATAAAGAATGAAGAAACTATAGGCGATGACTGGCCGCACCGTACCATTAAGCGCATCCACCCAGCGGATGCCGGTATTGTAGGTTTTGTAGAGCGCACGGGATTCCGCAATATCAGCCTCGACATAGATTTCCTCTAGCCGATTGGTATGTCCCTGCGCTTGCTGCTGCATCTGCAATTGTAAAATGGTGAGTTCGTGTTTTTTATCCTGATGATCTCTGATTAGTTTCAGAAAATCGGGAAATGCTGCGCTGATAAAGCCCAGCAGTGATCCAAGTAATGTAACCATGTTAACCTCCATGTATGATTGATTTAATTCCTTGCCAAAACGCCACCAGCAGCCCTGAAACAGCAGCAGCGACGCAGGAGCGTTTCGTCCATTTGATGATTTCATCAGACCCGGTACGGGACTTACGCAAATAAACCATATCGGCCTGCATGGCTGTTGGGTCATTTGTGTCGATGCCGTATTTGGTGAGAGCATCTTCTATGCCCTCTCGCACAGCACAGCGAACGGCTTTTTTTAATTCTTCATCTGTCATGATATAGCTTGTTTCTGGATTAAATATTGCTCAACGTGGCTGCGCTGATTGTCGTTTAATGAGTCAGCATAAATCAGCACATCACTTATCCAGCCGAGGAATGAGCGCTGGCTAATGGTGTTATCGTTGAACAGGTAACCACCTGTAATTAATATGCCGGTAGAATTGGCAAGGTCGCTGTCGACTAACGAACCGTTTTTATAGGTGTTAATGTTTGTACCATCATAAATGGCTGTGACTAATACGGCATTATCATTACCGCTATTGAACACTCCACCGCCAGCATAAGCCGTTGTGCGTAATTCATCTGGAATATCGCGTTCCTGCCTGATAGAAAATGCTGATACGGCACTGGTTGCTTCACCGAAGGCAAGAGCAGAATTAAGCGTGCTGCCGGTGGTTGGATCAGCCGTGATAATATCTGCCTTCAGAACTACAAATATAGTAAACGGATTGCCCACTGTAATTGGGTGAGTGAAGTTTAATATGCGGTTATTACCATCGCTTTGCAGGGCTGGATTGCCGTTGATTCCATTACTAACATAAGTTGGTTGTTTGGCACTATCAGCTTGTGTTGCATGGTTGTTCAATCCTGATTTATCCAGCCATTTACTAACCTTTCCGCTACCGTCTTTTATGATGCTGGCAGCGTCACTTACATCAAGCCAGAGCTTTAGCTGCTGAATTTGTCGAGGGTCAAAACCTTGTGACAATATCCCTCTAAATTCTGCTGCCAGACCGTCATCGAAGCTATTCATATAGTGATATGCATTTGCCATTTTACCAACTCCAAGGGCCACGAGGTTGTAGATATTGCATGGTGGTGCGGATCACACCGCCAGTGAAATCACTGCCGTTTGCGGTCAGACGAACAGCCGTATCTGAATAAAAAGCGGTAGGACCGATAATCCCGATATTTGTGGAATCTGCGCCAATACCAATCGAACCGCCGAATTTGCTGGTTTCACCACTGATGCCAACATCAAAGGAAGATGCTCCGGTCACAGCAGTTAACACGCGCACATTAACCGTCAGAAGAATGGAGCGATTAGGAATGGTTATGGTGCTATCTTTAAACGCACCTGAATCCACCGTCACATCTTCTTGGCTGTGACCGACACGCAGATATTCACCCGTGTCTTTCATAATCAGTCCGAATGGAATCCAGTTTGAGCCATCATAGGTCATACGGCTATCAAGGCTTTCCACCACCGCATCCATCCATTTGAACGGCGTGTAAAACACCCAGCCGCCAGTGAGATACTGTGCCAGCTCATTTTCATGGCCGGTAAAATCCCCGCTGGGGCTGGTTCCGACAATTACCAGATCACCCATCGTCGGGCTGCCAGGTGGAGCTGTAACGATATCAATTATTATTGGTGTCACAAACGCATCAAGGCGGTTTAATGCCTCATTATGTGTGACTTCTTTTTGGGCTTGAGACGTAATAATATACGGCAAGCCCAGCCTTCCGGTCTGGGACATGATATTCTCCAATTAGGTTTGATTAAATGTTAGCGGAAGCCGCGTAGCCTCTGCCAACCACGGCAGAGAGCTGATAGATTTTTACATCTACGCTGCTTTGTGCTGATCCGAAATCGGTGGTTTGATCAGCGGCAGAATAGCTGGCAGTTGGGCTGGTCACCTCAATGGTTCGCACCACTGTGCTGCCATCAAGGATATCAACTTCATAAGCCTCTGTTTCCTCACCCAGCGGAATACCCACGCCATCGCGCCATTCACCATCAACACGTGAGCGACGAATCCAGTTAATGGTTAGGTTGCCTGAGCCGTCACGCACGCCTTTGACATGTACGGGGGCGAAGGGTTTTAAGTTCCGCCCTGTGTAGGTGAAGGGCGATTCATCGGTGTTGCCCAGTGAATTGCCAACGCTCACTGCCTTATAAAAAAGCTCACGCCCGATCAGGTTATTGGCAATGGCAGTGGTGTAAAGCGCAGGCGTGATAAGCACAAAGCGATCACCCGCAGCATGGCTACCAATCGCCCATTCTGTTCCCTGACGACCGCGTAGGAACTGCGTGAGTTTATACGTGCTTTCCCCAATCAGCTCGGCATTTTGGAACTGCACCAACTCATCACCTATAAGTGCGGCGTTTGCACCGTTAAACACAGCCAGCTCATTCACCGAAGCCAAAGAGCCAGAGGTTAGAATTACCTCCACTTCGTTCACCGTATCCCACGTTTCAAATGGGCCAGCCGGTAGGTTGGTGATGATTGTGCCAAATGTGGCCGCACCATCCATCCCTGCAAGCACAGAGAAGCTGTTACCACCGGATTCGCCACCATCATCGGAGCGGTAGATTGCCGCGCCATTCCAGTTTGCGCCATCTGCTGCCACACCAATCCGTAGCAATCCCTGGTTTGCGCTTGTATCGGTTGGCAGTGGTGGAGCATCCACAAACTGCACCAGCGTATCTGGTACCAGCACAGGTGGTGTTAGCTTCTTTTGCGTTTCACCAGGCGGGGTGTAAAAATCGTAAGAACTGATATCTTCGGCTGTTGCACTAATTTTCATCAGCCCATTGGCCTCCATATCGGTTTTTACCACCCGCATTTCATGCGCTACGCCAGAAACAGTCACTGTGATAACGTCGGTCGGTTCAATCCGCACATATTTCGGCGGTAGAGTTAGTTGGAAACTATTGCGTTCCTTCCATGCGCTGTACAGCGTGATATCGGCTATCTGCTTGGCTTGCGTTGCACCCATTACGATGGGCAGATTCATGGTGACTTGTTCTATTGCTCGCACCACCTGCCGCTGCGAAGTTTGCGTGACCGGATCATAGTTAAATGGGCGGTCGATATAGGTAACATTCACCCGCTTCGGCAACTCCATCTCCTGAGCGCGGACGATTTCCAAAACATCCTGAACATCCTTTTTCTTGGACGGAATCAGGTCATCTTCCGGCACGGCTTTGACAGATTCATTGCCACGCGGCACACATTTAAGAATGCCATCGCTTTCCACAATATCGAAGAAAAACGAGGTGGTGAGAAACTCCAGCGCATTCCGCACGGTGATGGGAGCATCGAGGATAAACCCTTCCACCGTATCGGTCAGACGCGAAACATCGTAATCACTGGCCGAAAGACCAGCCGCCTGCAATAATTCCGCTACAATCGCGCCAAGCGTGGAATTGCCCAGCTTGCCTTGTACCCAATGACCCGTTGCCCACAGGATGGAATCCTGCCATACGCCTTCCAAGTCAGGCCAGAAGGAAAATGGCCGTGCATCCCATGTCCAGATGAAACGGCGTGCCACCAACCCTGTATTACCAGAGGCGGTTTCCCGCGCTTCCAGATAATCCAGTGTGGCATTGAGTGCCTCGCGCTGCGCCTGAAAATCAATCCGCCCCTTTGACCCACGCGGAAAGAAGCTCTCCGAGCTGGTCGGATCATAAAACACATTCGGCTGATTGGCGCAGCCATCCACACTTGGGAAACCGAACTCGGTAAACCACACTGGCTTCATTTTGGCTGTCCATGCAGTGGTGTTTGTGTCTGGATTGGTGTGGGTATTTTTCCACCAATATTCCAGATTTTTCCATGCATAAGTCGGATCGCCGCCATAGCTGGTTTGCCCTGTACGCGCCACTGAATCGGTAAAGTAATAATCCCAGCCTTCGCCTTTTTCCCAATATTCGGCAATCAGTTCTTCAGTTATCTGAATCTGCGGTAGATCCGGTGTCAGCGGGAAATAGCTATCAATTCCTACAAAGTCGATATTTGCTGATGCCCAGAGCGGATCAAGATTAAACCATCCTCCCACGCTGTGATATTCGCTCCAATCCGCCGCATAGGTAAGTAGTGTGCTACCGCCCATAATGCCTTTAACCGTCGCCGCCAAACTCACCAACTGCGAAACAGCCGGATAGCTACCAGGCGTATCGGTAAAGCTGGTCATGCCGATCAGCTCAGAACCGATAACAAAAGCATCGGCTTTGTTTTTCACCAGATTGGCATAATGGGTGATGAACGCATTATAGCCGTTGGTTTTGGTAAACCAGCTTGCAGCATCGGTGGCATTGGCAGGCTCAATCCGTCCGCGCCATGGTTTTGGCACTGGCGTGATGGTATCCACAAACACCATCGGATAGAGCATTACATTTAGCCCACGGCTTTTTAGCTCATCAACAATCTGCACCACCGTATGGTCAGACGGAGTACCGCCATAAGTTGGTGTTTCAGGATCAAACTTAAGCACCACTTCGGCAGAGGCGCGGCTAATACCAGCCACACTCCAATCTGCAGGTAACACTTGCGTTGTACCTTGAAATTCTACTTTTGGAATAATTTCACATGCGCCTGCATCAGTAGAAGTGGCAAACCACGTTACCACCACTGCCACCCATTCAAGATTCGGTAGCGTTTTTTGCATCTGGTCGATGGCAACCAGCACATCGGCTTCGCCTTCATAATTATGCATGTTTATGTAATCTTTATCGGCTGAAGGCGTGAATCCACCACCGATAAATGAACCATCTTGCTTGGTCTGCACATCCGTGCCATAAACCATTTCGCCAGCACCCGGAATCATCACCATGTCCGTGATTTTATCCTCCACACTCGGTGTGAATTTTACAGAGCGGCGCACCTCAAAGGTAAAATTGGGAATGCGATTGCCATATTCTGCCAGCGGAAAATCCTCAATCACTACGTAGGCCATGCCGCGATAAGCTGGAATGGTACCAGCCGCCAGATATTTTGCCATGATGTCGTCTACCATCTGATCTTCTGTTCCCAGATGGACGTTGTATTTGCCCTGCGCGGAAGAAAGCACATCTTCAGTCAGCACTTTGCTATCTGCCCAAACGCGTATGACTTCATCAATCTCACCTTCACAAACGGCAATTGCCATCGTCACCAAATATTCATAAGTGATAGTAGTTTGGCTGGTTGTAGTTTTGCCGCCACCTCCGCCTTTACCACCACCGATTGATGTTTGGGTGCTGGTCTTTTCGGTTTTTACTTCCTTGATATCGGTTGACCAGATAACATTTCCCGCAATACGCATAGTGCCAAATACTCGCGGCACGACATTACCGTAAGTAGATGTCTGCGCCCGAAGGTCAGCCAGCCGCGGGCCTTCTTGAGTGGGTAGCTTTACGCGATGGTTCTTAGGAAAGAACGCACCAGCCGCCATGCCACCAAGGTTTGCACCAAGAATCGCACCGCTTGGGCCGCCCAGCACAAAGCCCACCGCGCCTCCGACTACGGGTAAAACAATATCAGCCATAATTGCTACTTAATCGATTTGAGTTGTTTCTTTTTAAAGCGGTAAGCATGGGTCAGCATTTTCACCCACGCCATGGAAAATGGCTGTTCGACCACCATGCCTGCGCTTGAATTACAGTGAATCAGTCCTGGGCCACCGCCCGGATATTGCGTAAGCAGCCCAACATGCTGCGGATCGCGGAACGTCTTAAACAGCAGGATATCACCCACCGCCATTTTCTCTATCGGTACTTCGCGTAAATGCTGCTGGATGGATTTCACCAGCCTCCCTTGCTCAGGATACATGGAGTAATTGGTTTCATCCGCCGCAACGAGGGAGTTTCCTTCACCATCCTGAATACCAAGTTCATCGATGATGCCAATAATCAGCCCGATGCAATCCACGCCACCTGGACCGCGAATTGATTTCTTCAATCTGCCCTGATGGTGATAATGCGTACCCAGCCACGTTCTCGCCTGCACTACGATCTGTTCTGATGTGATATTAGCCATTTCTACCTGTCTTATTTAAGGTTCCTGCGGTGGTTAGAAGTTTATCGACACCAGGAACATCTGGTTCACCGCGAAAATTAATGATGTTACTGAATTTGCTCTGGCAGGTTTCACGGGTTTTATCGCAGCCTGCAATAATATCAAACGTGTCGCCCACCTGAATCGACTTCCCCATGGGCAGTGCCAGCACTACTTGCGTGGATGCAAATTCTTTCACCTCCATGCGCCGCCCATCATTATTTCCTGATGACCACTGAACTTCGCCACCGGTGAACCAGCCAGCCGCCTGAGAAAGCGTGCTTGCTTTGAAAGTCTGGTTGTTGATGACTTCCGTGACCGTGGCAGCAACCGTAAAACCAGCCAACGCCACCTTGCATTTGCTATCGCCCAAGATGGCTCGGCAAGATGGGGAGAAAACCTGACCGATGGTTTGCGATAGATGTTGCGTCAGCCCACGCACTTCCGCCTGAAACATTTGCTGGTTAATAGTGACCTCGCCAAGACTGCCTCGCTTGACCACCATTTTGCCTTGAGTCAAATCTTCATAATTGACGATAAAGATCTCAATTTCTGCAAAGTCGTATAGACCAGCCAGCAATTCTTCCTCGGTAATTTTTGATGGGAAGGTCTGCCCCTCCACATCGAGATTATCCACGCTCATATTGGATTTACTTTCCACCGTGGTGGGCGTGAATCCGGCAATGGAATCATAATCCAAGCTATCAAAAGTGATCGGCTCGTCATGATCGGTAAAGCCAAGCTCCATGCCATCGGTGCGGATGATTTTCCAGCAGGTGGCAAGGGTAGTTAAACCGCTGGTAAAATGCGCTTCTAATTGTGGACTAATAACTCTCATCCGATATAATTTCCTTAAAGTATAAAAATATGAGCCTGTTGTTATGGAACCAAGACTTAGCCTGATTACCCTCGGTGTTGCGGATTTAAAAAAATCCCGTTCGTTTTATGTCGATGGACTTGGCTGGAAACCATCCAGCGCAAGCAATGATGATGTGGTATTCATTCAGTTAAACGGCTTTGCCCTTGGGTTGTTTTCACACACAGCATTAGCAGAAGATGCTGGCATTACTGCCGACCGTTCAAATTTTAGAGGCTTTTCGCTTGCCTATAACACCCGTAACCGTGAAGAAGTAGATGAAGTAATGGCACATGCTGAAAAAGCAGGAGCAAAAATAACCAAACCAGCTCAGGATACATTCTGGGGCGGATATGCTGGTTATTTTTCTGATCCAGATGGCTTCCTATGGGAAGTAGCTTATAACTCTGGATTTGAAATTACCCCTGAAGGTAACTGCATCCTTCCTTAAATCCTAACCTCAATCAGCGGAATGCTGCTCCAGTTGCCAACATCAAAACTATCCATGGAGATTGACATCTCATCGGTATCAAAACGCACCGGTACATCGAACTCAAAATCAGCAGAAATAATGTCACCATCTGCAGGAGCGGTGTCAAACGTAACAATGCCTGTGGTCGTATCTACGCTCACGCCGCTGCTTTGCAGCACCGCATCCACATAAATATCAACCGTGCCTGCCACCGGCTTGGTGATATCACGAGATACTGCAACCGAGCCGCTGGAGTACAGCTTCACCAACTGAAATTCTGTGGTGCTGTCATCACCCACGCCGATCTGTACATTTTCAGCCTTATAATCGCTCCAATCCTTGAATCGAAAACCCACCGCCTTACCACGCCGCGCACGGAAAAAGGCAATCAGTGCTGCCCACTGGCTTTCGGTTTTAATGCCTGATGCCACATTATACTTAGCGCGGGACTGGCTCCATTTGCTGTTCCGCTGCTCATAGCCCGAAACGGTAGCCACAACATCGGTCATAAACATAGGGCCACCAGTTGCGCCGTAGCTGATATCGGTAGGGAACTGGATTTCTTCAAAGTCTGTCATAATATACTATGCCTTTTTGTTCTTTACAGTCAGCATTTATTATGACATAATGGCTTTGTAAGTCATAATATAGGTTGACGAATATGAGTAAATTTAAACAAATGCAGCTACAGACGCTGGATAAGCATCTGAAGCAAGTAAACGTCCCAGAAGTGCCTTCTGGCGGATGGATTCGTGCTATTCGCTCAAGCCTTGGCATGAGTATGGAGCAATTGGCTGCTCGTATGGGCATTGCCAAACAATCTGTTGCACGCCTGGAAAACAATGAAGCCGATGATTCCATAACGCTTAAGTCCCTACGCAAAGCAGCTGAAGAACTGAATTGCAAATTGGTATATGCATTAGTGCCAAATGAAGATGGTCTTCAAGGCATTGTGCAGAAACAAGCTCTGCTCAAGGCGAAGGATATTGTGTCTGCCGTTGACCACACCATGCAGCTTGAGGCGCAGGGTGTAGGTAATGTCGATGCCAAAATAAAAGAGATGGCTGACGATTTAGCCAAAAATCCTAACTCAAAACTATGGGACTAAATGGTGCAATATCACTACATAGAAGGTCAAACCCCACTGGATGAAGACGAAAAGCGTGACCTGATTCCCAGCATTGTAAGCCGTGAAGATCTGGATGCTTTCGAGCAGGAAAACATCCTGGAGGCTCGCAAATGGGTTATGCAAAAATCCGTTCTCTCAAGACAAGATATTTTTACCGAGAAGTTTATCCTGAACCTGCATAAACGCATGTATGGCCATGTGTGGAAATGGGCAGGTACATACCGTAAAACCAACAAAAATATCGGCGTGGAAGCTTACCTGATTCCTACCGAGCTTCACCAATTGCTAGGCGATGCCAGATACTGGTTGGAGAATGAAACATACCCCATCACTGACCTGGCAATCATATTCCACCACCGCTTGGTTAAAATCCACCTATTCCCCAACGGTAACGGCAGGCACTCCCGTTTATGTGCCGATGTTATCGTTGCCAAATATGGTGGTGAAAAACTCACATGGGGCGGCAATTCCGACCTCACCAAACCCGATGAAATCCGTAAGCGCTATATTGCCGCGCTGCGTGAGGCGGATCGTGGCGATTACGAACCGTTATTGGCTTTTGCTAAGTCATAAATTCCTCCTTGCCCTCTCAATGGTTCTGGCCATATCCGCTGCAATCTGGCTTTGGCTTTGCCTGAACCCCTGAACATCTGGTGTTTGAATGTTCATATTGACGGTAACGGGTGCTGCGCCTGCGCCGTTTGGCATGATGTTAAGCGGGGAACTGCCAGCAAATGCCAGCTCAGGCCCACGCTCACCCACCACGCCGAATTGACCGGGTTTAAGTTTACCTCCATCAGCGAAGAATCCACCGAACATGCTTGCTGCGGTCGAGATAAGACCACCAATGCCTGACCCGCCACCGCCGCCACCAAATGCACCACCGAGTGAATTCATTAACCCACCAATCAAGCCACCTTGACCACCAATACCCAGATCTTTCATGGCGGTTTTGAGTAGCGTTTGGTTGATATCGGATAGGATGCCTTTTGCTAAATCTTTAAAGCCGGTGAACTTCCCACCAACTATATCCATCGAATCCACCAGCTTGCTCTCAATGGAATCGCCAAGGCTTTCAAAATCTTTTTCGATTTGCGATGTCGTTTCCTTGGAATCTTTTTCCAGCTTTTGGTTTGCATTGCCTGCAGGAGAAGTGGTATCTGCTTTACCTTCCGGTTTTTTGAATAAATCACCAAGCGACTGTGCTTTTTTCGCATTGGCTTTGACAATCTTATCTGCAGCTGAACCGATTTCAGCATCTATGGCCGCGTTAAACTCACGCGCTTCTGCCAGTGCTTTATCGAAGGCGTTACCCATCGCATCAAGCAAGCCAGTTTCCAGTGCGGCGCGGGTATTATCAAACGATACACCTCCCAGAGGATTTTCAATGAAAGCCGCAAGGTCTTTGCCTAATGCTTCAAAACGTGCGGAAATGGCATCGCCGAACGCATTAAATGCATCGCCGACACCTTCAAAAACCGCAATAAACAGCCGTCCGAATTTTATCACCTCAGCAATTATAGCTTTAAATCCCAGCTTAAACGGCTCAATGGAATTAGTAATCTGCTCGGCCACCCATTTAATAGCATTGGCCACCGCTGTTAAAATATCCGTAAGCCCTGCATCACCAATGGCTTTGACCAGCTTGGAAAAAGCATCACCCATATTGGAGAGGGCAACATTCAGTGTCTTGGCCTGTTCCTTCATCGCACCGGCAAATTGTACGTCACCAATGCCTTTTAGATAGGCTTCGATCTCCTTGGAGTTTTTGCCCACCGTGGTACTGATGCCCTGAAAGGTAAAGGTCACCTGATCGCCCTGGCTTTTGGATTTGATGCCGAATTCCTTCAAACGCTCAAATTCACCTGTGGCGGCATCTGCTACCGCCTCAATCATCTGGTTCAGGCTTTTACCCATCGCCGTGGCGGTGTTGCCATAAGAAGTCAGTGCCTCAGCAGATGGCGTTAGTCCCAACGCTTTTAGCTTGATAAAAGCATCGGTCACTTCCTCCAACTGGAAAGGAGTGGTGGCAGCAAATTCCTGAATGAAGCCAAAGGCAACGCTGGCTTTATCCGCAGAGCCGGTGATGGTACGCAAACTGGCTTCCAGCTTCTCAAACTTGGTAATCGTATCCACCACCTGCCTGCCAACAAAGGCAGTGGCCATCAAGCCACCAATGCGCTGCAATCCACGTCCCATTTTGCTAAAACGCCGATCCATATCACCCACACCCTGATTGATTTGGGAGAAGGCTTTCTGCGTTTTATTAACGGCGCGAATGGTAAATTTTGCTTCAGCGAATCTTGCCATTTTGTTTGCTCAAAGTCTCAGATTGAAGTTCAAAAAAAGCGACCCATTCTGTAAATTGCCGCGCATCCATGGCTTCAATTTCAGCCAGTGGACGGCAGAGGCGTACAGCCAGTGCTAACTGGTTGCGGCGGATTGGGTCGCGCCTAAGTTTCCCTTTTGGGTTTCCACATCGCCGAAGAAGTGCTCTTCGATTTTTTCAGCAATACGGGAAACCACACGATAGTCGGCTTCCTGCATCAGTTTATCGCGGTCAGTCACGGTAAAGAGGCGTTTGCCATCCTTATCCTTGGCTTTTACCACGATGATATTGGCAGCTTGCTCTATGTTGGTGGCTTTCTTGCTGGCAATTTTCTGCATCAGATTGACTTCCGCCATGGTCATCGGGAAAACGTGGATTTCCAGCGGTCCCGCTTCATCGCCCCATTCAGGAACGGAGATAATTAGCCGCTCCTGCGCGGCATAATGTTTTGTTGCACGGTTAATAACGCTCATAATTTCCTCCCTTATGCTACGGTTGATTCAGTAAGCGCACCCGTGCCGGTGAAGCTAAAGGAAGCCTCAACAATGCCGTCAAAGGATGCGTTGTAAGAAATAGAAGTGATGATGGCATCGCCGCTCCAGTAAGTTGCGCCGGTGTCATCGCCTTCTGGGTAAAGGTTAAGCGTGACTGTGCCGCCAACGGATAATGCTCCCTGACCAGCCGTGTCGGTTTCATCCCAAAAGCCTTCAAAGCTGCCAGACCAGCCTTTGATGGTGGCTTGGTTTTTTCGCCATGATGTACCGATGATGGACGCATCCACCGTGTCACTGGTAATTTCCAGCGACCATGATTTAATTTCTGCGACCTGATCTGATCCAATAAAGACCTTACCTTCGCTGCCTGCATGAGTAGCCATAGTTTTCTCCTTAAGTTAGGTTGTTAAATAAAAGTTTGTGGTGCGTTTTCTTTAACGGCATAAAGCACTGAAAACGTTATCATCATAACGGAAATTGGCTTTTCTCCATCATCGGAGAACTGCATTTGCGTGGTATCAAGCGCGGTATCTTTCACCAATCCGCCAAGCGTCTGGTCAGCCGCGATTAACTGTTCAATTTCCAATGCTAATGTATCGATGGTTTCATCTGCATTGCTGTTTGCCTTTACATATGCTTCGACCGTCAGCAGTAATTCACGGTGCTGCGTGCGTGGGCGGGACATGGATTGCTCACCCACCGTTTCCTGCTTGGTGTAAACCAGCAAGGCAGGAAGATTGGGGTCATCCAACGGATAGGCGCGTGCTTCAAACACGTTATTGCCAGCGGTGGTATTGCTTTTGAGCAAAGTGGTGACTGCATTTCTGATTTGGGTGCGTGCGTGGCTCATAATTTCTCCAAAATTAATTCGGTAATGCCCTCGCTATCGGGGCGGATAACGGCGACTTCATAATTCTGCCCATCGATCTGAAACTGATCGGCGGTTTGGATTTCGGGAATGTCGGCAGTGCGAACGGAAAGCACGGGGCGACTTGCAACCACGTCCACGCTCTCACCACCAACAATTTCCGTAAATTCCTGCAACATGCCGGATAGAACACGTGGGCTTCCACCATCGGGAGTGTAAGTCACCACGCGTCCATCCAGCGTTTGCAGGAGCGACAGATCATGCAGCCGCATATCGTCAAGGAAGCTCATTTACAGCCCTACATTAAGCAATATTTTGACATTAGCATCACCAGAAGCCGCAGCTTCTGCCGCCACACCAACGATAGTATTGCCCGATGCGGTGGTAGTAAGGTTGCTGTTGGTGCTGTTCCAGTACAGCTTCGCACCCTGCGTGACCGCACCACTGGCTTTGGGTACGCTGAATACACCGGTGACATGCACCGCGCCTGTTTTGCCATCGGCAATAGCGGTTTTTGCCACTGCGCCGATTGCACCCACCAGCACAAAATCACCGGAAGCAACATCTGCGCCCGATGGGGTATAATTGAGGGATTTTCCCTCTTGGATATAGTTAGTAGCCATAAGATTCTCCTTTAGTTTTAGACATTAAAAAAGCGGCTCATGGCCGCTGTTGAGGTTAGGTTTTGTTAGATTCTTAAGTGCCTGGATTCTTGTACATAGTACGGAATTCAAGCGGCGCGGCGGCAGCATCAATCCGCACCTTGTATTCCACGCCATCAATCGTCCAGCCATCCTGCTGATCAAGGAATGGGGCGGCAATCCCATCGAGATAACCCACCTCAATCGTATCAAACACATTCGGATCAGCCGCCAGATACCAGGCTGTAAGCGATGCCGCATCCAACCGCGCATCCACCACCACTTCCGCTGCATTACGCACCGGATTCGGCTTTTTGCTGTTGGCCTGAGACGGATCGGTTTCAGACACCATTAGCACCCGCGCCGTATCTTCGAGTGCGGCAGGCACAAGCAGATAAGATGGGCGGATATTAAGGGTTGCCTGACCATCTTTTTGAGTACGCATGGCGGTGCGGCCAGCTCCCACCGTTGCAGCCGCTATCGCCGCACCGGAACTTGCCAGATTGTTATGATCGGCATGGAATAAAGCCGTGCCATCGCTCATGGTAGGGTTGGAATTAATCACGGCAAAGACCAGATCGCCAACGGTACGCGCAGCAGCTCGTCCCATCTTGCGTGGGATTTCAGTAAAGGCACTTAAATCATCGTTGATAATGGCCTGACGCGAAATGCTGAACATTTTACCGTAAGTGGCCAATTGGATAGGCTCAGCACGCTCACCAAAAGTTCCATGCTTGTATTCACCGCTTTCGGGGATTTCGTCCAGAGCATCAAAGGTACCTAAACCAACACGGCTGTGCTGTTTGAAATCCGATAAATTGCCAGCGCGGGTGAATTGCGGAAAGACTTCCTCCGATTCCTCATAGCCGCGCAACATGGCTTTGCGGGAGTTATTTTCCAGAATCTTTGGAAAGTCGCTAGTGGAATGGGTAAAGGCACGCCCCACCAACTCGCGCTTATCCATACGCTCGGTACGGACGCCACGCAGTTCCAGTGATTTACGCGCCATTTCCAGCAGCGTGTAGCCCACCAGTTCGGTGGGTTTGGCATCTTTTGCTGCAATACCAGCGCGGAATGAAATAGCATCTTCGGCGGCACGACTGAATTTATCCAGATCGCTTTCGCCCATTTCAATGCGCTGACCGCTTGCCGCCGGTTGCTCATTTTTACCGATAGCATCGAGCAGCAATTTACGCGCCTCGTTGATATCAACTTCCGGATCATCAAGGCAGGCATCACGCACTTCCGTATGATCCGCATGGCCTGAAAACAGGCTCCGAATCTCTGTGCGGCGTGCTTTTTCAAGCTCCAGTGCGCGGGTAGCACCTTCATCCGCTGCCGTTTTACGCAAGGAATCGATATCGACATCCTCATTACGCTCCGGCATTTCGTTTAGTTTTTTAGGCATAATAATCTCCTCTTGGTTAGGTTGGGGTTGGGTTTCTTCACTCCGACCGACTCCAACGGTGGAGTCAGCGGGAATATCGACCAGTGAAATTTCCATCGGTGTCCAGCTGGTCACGCGATAGAGATCTGGGGTATCTTTGTTTTCCTGTTCGAGTTTGCGCTCGTTAATGCGGTAGGCGACAGAAACATTACGAAGGATTCCATCGCGCACATCCTGCCAGATGCCTTCCACCTCGGCGCGTTTGGAAAGGCGCACTTCGGCATGGCCGCGACCTTTTTCAATCCATGCCCGTTCCACCACACCGATACGGTTATCTCGCTCTGAACGATCATGATTATATAAAAGCGGCGCACTGCTATTGAGGCGTTCGAGATCGGCTTCATTTTTGCCATGCCCCAACACCTCAATCCATGGCTCGCTGAAAAAGCTCTGGCGGGTGACCGGTTCTTCCGACGAAAAAGAAAGCCGCACGAGGCGGCTATTTTCATCAACAATTGATTCTCGCGTGAGATCAATCGTCCTTGTCAGTAGTTCCTGATTTTTTGTCATTTTCTTTGGCATCGGGTTCTCCTTCGTTTTGGTTAAAAAGTGATAATTGCTTACCGCCATTACTGGTGCTGAAACTGATACCGGCTTCTTTCTCCTGTTCGCGCTCCTGTTTGATCTGCTCGAATGTATCCTGCGGATTGCCACCGCGTTCGCGGATAACCTGAGCGCGGGATTTGAAACCAGCTGCAACAGCCTTTTCCTCGGCGGTAACTTCTTTTTGCGGATCAATCCACGGCATCACTGGCCCTTGGAATCCAGCTTTTTTGAGTGTGCGCGGGTTAATCTCGTTCTGTGGCACTTGCAATTGACCAGATAACACCGCCATATCCACAAACCGCTCCCAGATGGGGCGGACGCAGCGTTCAATGAAATATTCCCGCAAGACCGCATAATGTACCGATTGCTCCACCAGCTCCTGCCGCTGGGCGGAGTATGTACCGTTATAATCCTTGGCAATGGAAGAATAGCCAGTGGACGTGCCAGCCGCCACCGCACGCAGTTGCGAATTGCGGAATTGCTCCAGCATGGTGTTGGGGCGGTTGCTATCAATCATGCCGACTTCTTCACCTGGCAGAAGATTGTCAAAAATCATACCAGGCTGCATTTTCATCAGCCGGTTTCCGGCACTATCGACCTGTACACCGGCGGCGGGGCCATCGAGTGATTTACGCACATAGGCGCAGATGCTCGCTGCCACTTTTGCCGCCAGCCGTTCGGAAAGCTCGTAATCCTTAATATCCTCCATGCGCGTGAGCACGCTGGCAAAGATGGAAACACCGCGTGTCTGGCTGATACGCTTGGCTATTTTCAAATGAATAATCTTCTCGGCGGCAAAACGCTTGGTATCCTGCCTTGTTACCAGCGTGTGGGCATTGCCTGGATGCTCCTTATAAAGGTAATAGGCTCGCGCCCTGCGCCATGCATTCTTTTCCACGCCGTGGAGGATGCGTTTTTTCTGGTCACTCAGATCAAACGGCAGAAAATCTGCCTCAATCATTTCCAGTGAATATGGAACTAGCGTATGGTGATCAATGGTGTTGCTGGTGCCTTCAATATGCTTGATTAACACTTCACCATCGCGGAACCAGTGCCGCGCTAGCAAGCGAAGCATGTGATTCCAGTGGCATTCCCATGTGACTTCAGGGAAGCGAATCCATTCCTCCCACAGTTCAATCAGCTGGTCATTTACCGGCTTGGCAAGCTCGCCTGATTTTAGTTTTACCTGCGGCTCAACATTAACACCACGCCCCACCACGTTATTGACCAGACAATCAAGCACACCACCAGCCAGATCATGGTTTTCATCCAAATGCCGTGCTTGCAGGCGCAAGGATTCTCCGGCACGCTCAACAATGGCATCACCGGAACCTGCATCCGTTTTGGTTTTCCGCAGGCGAGAGGGCTGTGCTGCTTCATAGGCACGCTGGGCTTTTAGTACCTTCCGTGCCGTATCACGGCGCAGTGCCGCCTCCGGTGAAATCATCTCTATGGTTTTATCAATAAAATTAGACATCTGAAAAATCCGCTAATGCTGCTTGTTGGTTACTTTGTATGGTTTGTTCAAAGGCAGAAACGCGCCGTTCCCAATATTGAATCTGCTCGCGTATTTCCTTTGAGTTTGCCAGTGTCAGGCTGCGTCCGTTCATGGTGTAGCTTTGGCCTTTCGCCACCGCTAAATCCGCTGCAATCCACGCATCGAGTGCTGTTTGTGCTTGTGTTAAAGTCATACTCATTTTGTTAACCCCGATTTTTTTGCCAGCCAAAAAGGTACGCGAATAGCGTTCTCCAGTTTGGTGCTGTGTTTACGTGATAAGAAAAACTGACGGTCATTAATCAGCACTTGATAAGCCCTGATCGTGCCGTTTAAAAATTCACATGGAAAAGTGAGAGTCGTGTAATCACGATAAAATCGTTTTCTCATACTGTTACCCTGTTATTGATTTAATAATTGCATGCCCGATTGCTTCGGGAATTTGCGGCACTACGGCATTTCCGAGTGCTCTAAGTCTGTCCACCCTGGTGGAAAACCCATCACTATCTCGGCAAATGAGGGGTTCAGGTATATCGGGTCGGTTGAAGTAGTCCGCAGTCCTTCGGACATCTTTGCACCACGAAAATGCTTGCTGCCCACATAGCGATTGCGGCTCGCTCCTTTGAATTCGTTTGCGCCCATCGTCGGCAGCAATCTCGCCAGCCGCGCCAATCCCACGCTGCCCGATGTTCCCTGACCGTTGATCTTCCTCGGCATGCCAGTGCTGGTGATATAATACTGATCGTTCTTGCCGATAATCGCTCCCTGCATAGCATCGCTTGCCATCGGCGTAGGCAACAATCCAAACTCGGTCGCGTCGGTGCGGTGCTCCGACGGCACAAGCTGGAATAACAAATGGCTGCACGGCGTAGCCTTCACGCTCCAGATCAATCTTCGAACGGGTGAATGCCATTTGTGCGAAGTTAGCAACGTTTTCACCAACAACCCAAGAGGGCTGCGCTTGTTGAATGATTCGAAACATTTCCGGCCAGAGGTCGCGGTCGTCTGACGTTCCTTTTTTTCGTCCGGCAACGGAGAATGGCTGGCATGGGAATCCACCGCAGATGAGGTCAATCCTGCCTTTGTAAATAAGTCGTTCTGCATCGTATAACCTTCCATTTTCATAGCGTAGCTGCCGAATATCCTGAGCAATCGGCACATGCGGCCAATGCTTTTGCAGCACATTCTGGCAAAAGGGTTCAATTTCACAAAACGCGATGGTGCGAAGTCCGGCACGCTCAAGGCCGAGGGAGAACCCGCCGATACCAGAGAATAAATCCAGTACGGTCAGTTCCTGCTTCATCGCTTATCCTTTAATTAAAATTCCAGTCCTCGTAGCCAAGCCATTCATTGGACTGAGCTGTTTCCTTAGTCTGTTCCTGTTTTTGCTTGAGCCGTTCGCGCTCTTGCTCTTTTGCCAGCGCATCCAGATTGGGATTTAGGATATGCAATGCCGCCAAGCCATAGACGCGGCAGTCCAACGCTTCATTACGCCTGCCTTTTGGCATCACCCATATGCGTGTGGGGTGGCCGTTGATGAACTTGGTCTGAATACGTTCAGCGGTCAGCTGCCTGAAATATTCCTCCGGATAATCCGCTGGAAAATGGCAATAGCCTGCACCTGGCTGATGAATTTTCAGCCGTGAATAAATCATCTGCTTGGCGGTATCCGTACCGATGCCAAACAGTTTCACGCGCAATTTGTTATTGCGGCTGAACTTGCTTACCAGCGGTTTACCAATCTGCGATGCGCCCTTGATGGCGTAAACGCGCTGGTGCTCACGGTTTTTGCAATACTCATAAACTTTCTGCGTATGGTGACCGCCCGTATCCACGCATGCACAAGAGATTGCCAGCGTGCGCCCATCGGTGGTTGTCACCATCTGATTCAAAACCGTATCTAAATCCTCCCAGACTTTCGGCTGAGCTGGATCGCCATGCAGTACATGATATTGCAGCGACCAGCTTTCCTGCGCCAATCCCCAGCCAATCACTTCCGTTTCCAATCGGTCGTCCTGAACGTCCACACCAGCAGTAATCACCACCACGCCTTCTGGTGAGATACGTCCCCAGTTTTCCTTGCGTCCGAGCAAACCCGATGGATCAATGCCCTCGGTGGCTTCTTTCCATGTTTCACCAAGGCTGGTATTCACCCAAACTTTTAATGTTTCCGGCAGGCGTTTGGCTTTGAAAAAATTTACCACCATCTCTGACCATTTAACCCATGGGCTATACAGCTCAGAAATATGAAAGCCTGCAATGCCGTTAAATGCGGCTTCGGCTTTCCATTCGCCTCGTGCTAGCATCCAGATTTTATCGCTCTCCTGTAGCTTGGCTTTGCAATGCTCGCATTCGTAATGCGTGGTTTCAGGCTGGCGTTTTTCAAACTTCACCTGCGCCCAACTCAACACCTGAAATGCCCCACATTCGGGGCATGGCACATAATATTTCTGCTGATCGCTTTGTTCATAACGTGCTGCAATCTTGCTCTCACCCTCGTTGGTAGGAGTAGAGGCCGACACCAACAGGCGGTTCCAGAATGTTGTGGTACGCTTATAAGCCAGCGAGCCTGGGTCACCTTCCGTACCTGCCGAATGCGGGTAGCGGTCTTCTTCATCGAGCAGCACAATCCGTATCGGGCGACTGGCAAGCGATGCAGGACTATTCGCGCCCGCCATCGTAATATGCCCACCTACGAATTTCTTGTGCAGCAGCGTGTTGTTACTATTGCGGCTGCGTGGATCACCTAATAATTCCGCCAGTTCATCCGTATCACGAATCATCGGCGCGAGGCGGTCTTTGCTCCATGTCTCCGCCATATCCAGCGTCGGCTGAATCAGCAGTAAGGGCGATGGGTCCTGATGCATGAAATAACCAATGATATTATTGATAATTTCGGTTTTGCCGATCTGCGAGCTGGTCATATACACCACCTCCGACACGCCCGGCTTATTCACCGCATCCATCATCCCCCTTTGATACGGTGCGCGATCGGTTACCCACTTTCCCGGTTCCGAGCTTGCTTCCGGACTCAGGCGGCGATACTGATCCGCCCATTGGCTCACCGTCAGTTCTGGCGGCGGAGTCCAGGCCTTCATCACCGTCTTCATCATCTGCGGATATGTCTTCTTCTTCCGATTCATAGGTGGCCAGCTCCGATAACGCCTCAAAAATGGTGCGCTTTAAAAACTTCTCAATTTCATGCGTGTCTTTTAAGTTAGAGATCTGATAGGCGGTTTTAGTCGGGATGCTCAGCATCTTGGCGCGGCAGGCCGTAACCATCTGGCTCCAGTCTGCTTCCACCCGCTCCACCGTCACCAGTTCGCCCGTTCGTTCCGCCAGCTCAATCTCAGCCATATCCGCTTGCGCTTTGAGCAGCCGTGCTCGCTCAAGGTGCGTATCCTGTGGCGCGACACCCTGACCGAAAGCACGTTGTTGCAGATAATTGATGTAGGATCGAACGCAGCCAATTAACTCATACTGGTTCTTTTCTGGCTTCGGGATAACACCATCACGCGCCAGTTGCTGCACCCGCCGTTCGGATAATCCGAAGAGTTTAGCAATCGTGCTGACCGGATAAGATGTTGGCATAGTAATACGCTCATTTTATTCATAATTTTCCATCTAATTGACTTGATTAAGAGCGTGATTGAAGCATTCATGGGTATGCCCTCAAATGGCAAAACATTAATCAAACCAAAGGAGCTTATCATGACCAACATTACCATCAGCAACGCCCAGCATCGTGTTTTGGAAGATGCTGCCAACTTCCCCGAAAGCCCGATTGAAAAATTCACCGAACACTTGCCAGCCGGAGCGCGAGGCTTGATGACTCAGGCACTGGAGCGAAAAGGCTGCATCGAAAAACGCGGCGACAAACATTACATCACTGCAACAGGATGCAACGCCGTGGGACGCGATGCAACACCATGCAACGCACCTAAACCGGAAACCAAACAATCGATTATCATTGGCCTGCTCACCCGTGAGGAGGGAGCAACACTGCCAGAACTCATTGCAGCCACCGAGTGGAAGTCACATTCAGTACGCGGCCATCTTTCCAACCTGCGTAAAAAGCGCGGCATGCCGATTGAGACATTTACCAACACTGATGGCAATCGCGGTTATCGTCTGGTTGAAGCTCAAGCCTCCTGACGTTTCACCGCTACCTGCGCGAACGATTTCTTTTCACCGGCCAGCGTTGCGTTGTTGCCGGTGAACTCTTCCCACCGTTTCACAATCACATCGCAGTAAATCGGGTCTAACTCAATCAGTCGCGCCTGCCGTTTCAGCTTCTCACAAGCGATTAAGGTTGAACCTGAGCCACCGAAGGAATCTAGTACGATATCACGGCTTTTACTGGAATTCTCAATCGCACGGCACACCAGCTCCACCGGCTTCATCGTAGGGTGCAGGTCGTTAACATTAGGTTTGTTATAATTCCAGATATCACTCTGGCTGCGATCACCACACCAGTAATGCTTGCTGCCTTCAGGCCAGCCATAAAGGATAGGCTCATACTGCCGTTGATAATCGGCACGCCCCATGGTGAAAGTGTTCTTCGCCCAGATTATAAATGTTGACCAATGCCCACCCGCTTCAAGGTAAGCTTTTTGCAGCGTGTGCAATTCCGAGGAAGACATGCAGATATACATCGCACCCTTGCACACTTTTACCATGTTGGTGCAGGCATCCAGCAGGAACTGGTAAAACCCTACGCCGAGATTATCATTCTTGATCTTCCGCTTGTTGCCACGCACACTATCTTTCATGCTCTGACCATAATCGACATTGTACGGTGGATCGGTGAATACCATATCGGCCAGCTCGTCACCCAGCAGTTTTTCAATGGTTTTAGCTTTGGTGCTATCGCCGCAAATCAAACGATGATCGCCCAGAAGCCAGATATCGCCTTCCTTGGAAACAGCTACTTCAGGAGCTTCCGGAATGGCATCTTCGTCAGTGAGACCGTCCATCCCCACATCGCCCAGCAGCTTTTCAAGCTCAACAGTATCAAACCCTGTAAGATCAAGGTCAAAACCAAGATCACCTAATTCGCCCAGCTCAATCGCCAAGAGTTCTTCGTCCCATTCAGCATCTTCATGGGTGCGGTTGTCAGCCAGCCTGTACGCCTTTATCTGCGCTGGTGTAAGGCCGTCGGCGATATGCACGGGAACTTTCTTTAACCCCAGCGACTGCGCCGCCTGTAGGCGCGTGTGACCTGCAATAATGACCATTTCCTCATCCACCACAATGGGCTGGCGGAATCCATACTCTTTGATGGAAGCTGCCACCTTGGCGATTGCGTTTTCATTGTGGCGTGGATTCCGCGCATAGGGAATCACCCGACCGATTTCGATCAGTTCTACTTTCATGTTGGTTCCTGTATGTTGATTAATTCTGTGCATCCGCCATTCCAAACGAAATGGCTCAAATACCCCGTTTCGTTTGGAAACGACTTAAGTGTTTGTTTTATAAAGATTCACGCGCCGCCCAAACGAAACGAAATGCAAAGTTTCGTTTTATGCCTAGCCAAAAGCCGCGCCCTCGGCGTACCCGTAGGGGCGACCCCACGGGAGTACCTTTTTGAATCGGGCTGATTAGATGCGGTGTGTTAGCGCTGAAAGACTGTAAGATGGTAGCTCGTGCTGCGACCACCGGCATCATCTTTTTGTAAGATGCGACGGTCAACCAGGTTCGTGATATCCCTAAGCGCTGTGTCTTGGGAGCATTTGCTAATCTTCGCCCATTTGGATGAGGTTAGCTTTCCTTCAAAACCATCAAGCAACCGATTGATGATCATGCGCTGTCGTTCGTTAAACGACTCACTGGCGTGTGCATCCCAAAAGCGTGCCTTGGTCAGCACTGCTTCAAGCATTTCATCGGATGCGAGGGTGGCATGCTTTAAGCACTCTAGGAACCATTTAATCCACGGCGTTATATCCAGCGTTCCTTTTTGGCAGCTTTCCAGTACGTCGTAATACGCTTTACGCTCTGTTTGTATTTGCGATGACATGCTGTAAAAACGCTGCTTGCTTCGCTCAGATTGTGCCAGCGTCATATCAGCAATGGCACGTGCAATACGCCCGTTGCCATCATCAAACGGGTGAATGGTCACAAACCAGAAATGTGCTAAAGCCGCTTTGATGACTAAATCCGTTTCAGCTTTAGCGTTGTACCACTGAATAAAACGCTGCATTTCTTTCTCTAAACGGTCGAATGTTGGCGCTTCATAATGCACCTTTTCTTTGCCGAAAGGGCCGGAAACCACCTGCATTGCACCGCTTTTTTCATCGCGCCAATTTCCAACATTGATGCGTTGCATACCACTGCGACCAGTGGGAAAAAGTGCCGCATGCCAATCAAACAAACGACTTTTGGTAAGAGGTTTGTCGTATTTTTGTGTAGCATCCAGCATCACTTCAACGATACCTTCAACGTCTCGTGTTGCGGGTGTTGATGCACCAATATCCATACCAAGCCTACGTGCGATGGAAGAGCGAACTTGCTCAGTGTCCAGCTTTTCGCCCTCAATTTCAGATGTTTTTATGACATCATGAGTCAGTGTTTGCAGTGTAGCTTCTTCTCTCAAGTTAAAGCCAAGTGCCTCCATTCTTCCCAGTAATTTACCCTGTAGATGCCGCACATCGGCAAGCAGTACGGAGAGTTCCGCCTGATTAAATGTAAAGCTTGGCCAGTCTTTTGATTCATGGATATACATATAATCTCCGCATATTATAAGGAGATTGTAGTTGTTATTCGCCGCATTTGCAAGGTTATTTTCTGCATATCTTGCGGAGAATAGCGTAATTATTCACCGCAAATCATTTTTTAACATTTTTTGCCACAAAAACCACGCTCGCCTTTCGAAATTCGAAAGCTGCTTTTCGATTTGAGAGGCTTTGCTATCTGGATTTTATACGGCTAACGTAAAAAGCAAGGTTGCGTGCGAACTCAATTGGGAAGCGTTCCCGTATCGTTGTTTGCATCACCTGACCGTTCTCACGCTGCCGAAACAACTGCATGATGCCAGGGCCATACATCTGCTTGAGCGGTCTGCGCTCCTTGCCTTTGCGGATGTAGACCGTAGTCTTGCTTGAGCCGCTGCGGCGCGGGGCGATGAAAGCTTTGCTGTAGGTGCGTGTCTTGCCATAGACCTTTGCCTTGACCAGCCCACGTTTGCCGCCCTTTTGCTGGGTGGGTTTCTTGCTGCCCACCACAAACTCAATGAGCTGTAACGCACGGTCACGCGCCACCAGCGTTGCCCACAAGCGTTTAAAGGTTGCCTTCTGCGTTTCAATGCGCCGCTTCACACCAGCCTGTCTGCTGTTCATCTGCGGTGCGATGTGCCTGACACTTGCCACTTTGGCACTCTCAGCCACACGGTTCAGCGTACGTATTGTTGCCTGCGGTGCGACCTGTTTTTCAAGCGTGCTTAAGCTCCGACTCAATTTCTTGAGATCGTGTTGTATTGTGATATCAAATGCCAT